CACAAGGTCTTACAATTATGATTGAAAATCCAAGTAGTCACGAACAGCTTTCCATTACATTAGATGCGGAAACAGCACAAGGTTTTATTGATGAAATGCAAGATTGGTTAAATACATATACACAAAATGAGCAACGGCTGGATTAAGATACACAGGTGCATGATGGATAACCCATTGTACCATTCGGAACCTTTTAACAGAACTCATGCATGGATTGACCTGTTATTGTTAGCCAATAGCAATGATAACTTTTTTTACAAGCGTGGCATCCGTGTCAATATTCAGCGTGGACAAATCGGCCACGATGCTGATACTTTGGCAAAAAGATGGAAGTGGTCAAGAGGTAAGGTGGAAAGATACTTGACTATGCTTGAAAGTGATGGCATGATAGTAAGGCAAAAAAGCAACGTAACTACCTTAATATCAATATGTAAGTACGATGATTATCAGGCAAACGATAAAGCAAATAGTAAGGCAAATGATAAAGCAAACGGACACCAAACAGTAAAGCAAACGGACACTAACAAGAATGTTAAGAATGATAAGAATGAAAAGAATGTAGAGAATATAATACCTACGCTTGAAGAATTTTGCGAATACGGTATGAAAGGACTGAAACCCGGTTATCGTTACCCTATTGAAGCCAAATACAATCAATGGGTGGAAGCTGGGTGGGTTGATGGTCACGGCAAAAAGATTAAGAACTGGAAAACCAAACTTGCAAACACCATCCCATTTTTAAAACCTATGGAAGTTGAACAGGCGAAGGCCATAAAATATTTAGAATGATAGAGCAACAAATACTCGGAACGTGGTTGCAAGGTAAGCAGCTTGACCTGACCGCAACGGTACGCAGCGAATGGTTCACCGTACCAAAATACCGCACCCTATGTTTGACCATTCAGGCAATGTACCTGAACAACGAGCATATTGACAACGTGGCGGTGGTAATGAAGCACCGTGACATGGCAATGGACATCGCAGGGTTAAATAATTACTACACAGGTGAAAGCATTACTCGGTTGGTTTCAATGTTGCATCAGGAATACATCCGCAAAATACTGACTATTGACTTGACAAAAATTGTCAATGACCTGACAAACGGAAGTGAAATAATGCAGTCCATGTCGGAAGTTCAAAAAACTATTGATGAAATACAACTGACCGAAAGCGGACAAGCTATTGACTTGATTACTCTACTCGGTGACCGCTTCGACAACTTGGAAAAGCGAAGCAAGTCCGAAATCAAAACCATTGGATTGCCCACCGGGTTTACAAAATTGGATAAATATATTGGCGGTTTTGTTCCCGGCGAAAATGTGGTGGTGGCAGGTCGGCCCGGAATGGGTAAGACAGCATTCGCAGTCAGCATCGGAATTGCTCATGCAAAGCTTGGTGGCAGGGTTATAATGTTCAGCATGGAGATGAGCAAAGAACAACTCGCAGACCGCATACTTTCATCCCTTGGTCGGGTGGATAACCTGAAAGTGCGTAACGCTGATGTCAATGAATTTGAATTGGAAAACATTGCACGTGAATTACTGCTCATTGATTACAAATTTCAAATCGAAGACAGCACAATGCTCGACATAGCTCAAATCAAAACCCGAATTAAGACCATGAAAGTAAAGCCCACGCTGGTAATCATTGACTACATGCAGTTGGTTAAAAGCACAGGGGGTAAAAATCGGGAGCAAGAAATAGCCAACATCAGTAGGCAATGCAAACTGATTGCGAAAGAATGCGGATGTACCGTGATGCCATTGTCACAATTGAACAGGGGAACAGAGGAAGGAAACAGCCGACCAAAATTGGCAAACCTTCGTGAGTCTGGGGCGATAGAACAGGATGCGGACACCGTGTTATTCCCATACCGCCCTGATTATTATGAAGCACAGAAGAATGGCGGCAATCCACCTGAACTTGAAGATGCTGAACTCATTATCAGCAAGTGCAGAAACGGGATGACAGGAACGCTACAATGTAATTTTATGGGTAAAACCGTTGAATACATTTTTTAATTAAATATAAATAACTATATTTGCACCATGAGAATAAAAATCAAAGCACCACAGCGCAACAGCAGGACAACATTTCGTCAAAGCGAAATCGACAGACTCAAAGAAATCATCTACCATCAGGGCATACGCATCAATGAACTTGAAAGAATGCTCAAAATAGAAAACATAGACAAGGATGAGCAGGTAATCAAAGCCGCACACCTTGCTATCCGTTCAGTATTCAGCGAATATCGGCCCGAATGGGTGGTAATCAGCACGCGTAAACGCGATGTGGTAGAACTTCGCCAGATGTTTCAATGGCTGTGCCGCAATAAAACCTCTCTTTCGTTGCAAAAAATCGGGCAAATATGCGGTGGCCGTGACCATAGCACCGTGATAAATAGCTGCCGGGTTGTGGACAACCTGATGAGTTACGACAAACGCTATGCACGAAACCTTGAAAGCGTTAAAAATAAGTTCGAAGAATTTGCAGAACAGATATGAATGTAATAAATTTCAGCGGTGGCAGAACTTCTGCATACATGACAAAACGATTGATTGATGAAGGATTGCAAGATTACATCGTCACGTTTCAAAATACAGGAAAAGAAATGCCGCAGACACTTGAATTCATAAATGAATGTGATGTACGCTGGGGGTTAAATTTGGTATGGCTTGAATATCGCAAACCTGCAACATTTGTGGTTGTGGATTATGCAACTGCATCTCGCAATGGACAGCCATTCCAAGAACTTTTAGAACAAAGGCCAAGTGGCATTCCAAATATGCAGTTTAGGTTTTGCACAACTGAACTAAAAATAAACACACTCAAACGCTATCTGCAAAGTATTGGCATAACTGATTACACATCATTTAACGGCATTCGATACGATGAGCCACGCAGATGGTCAAAGGTTCAAGATGATGTTGAATTGCCGTTGGTTAAATGGAAAACTACAAAGCAGGATGTTTTAGATTGGTGGAAAAAACAAGATTTTGATTTGCAAGTCAATGAGCCATACGGGAATTGTGATTGCTGCTTCCTAAAAGGAAAAGGAAAACTTGCAATTATAGCCAAAGAAAAACCTGAATTATTTGATTGGTGGATTGGCAATGAAATGCAAAGCGGACACCAATGGAAAAAAGAAATTAGCTATGAAGCATTGCGGTCACGTTCTCAAAATCAAATCGGCCTTTGGGATGGTGACAAAAGTTTTGAATGTTTTTGCAACATTGATTGAAATTAAAGTTTAATTTACTATATTTGCACCATGTTAATACTCGATATATGTTTAAGTGACCTGCCCAGTGAGGCAATCACCACCGCCAAGAACGGTAAGAAGTACATTAAGCTCGTATGTGCTGAAAGAAAGACCGAAGGAAAGTTCGGAGAAACCCATTACATTGCCCTGTCGCAAACCAAAGAAGAACGGGAAGCGAAGAAGCCCACAACCTATGTGGGGGGTGCTAAAAATGTAAGTTACAAAAATGTAACACCCGAACCGAAAGTAAGTTCAACTGATGATTCAGGATTACCTTTTTAGTATGAAAGACCAAATCATTAAAACCTGTGATGACATTCGCAATCTGTTGGTTGAAAAGAATGCCAAGTATGGAAACTCCGCACTGGAACCAGTGCGGGTTTTCAGCAAGGCATCAACAACCGAACAATTGCTTGTCCGCATTGATGACAAATTGAGCAGGATTAAAACAACAGGGATGGAAGCACCTGATGAAGACACGCTGAATGATCTTATCGGCTACCTAATTTTACTCAAAATCGCAACGAAATGACATACGAAGAAAAGCGCAAACACTTTATTGCAAACGCCCGTAAAGGCATGAAGATGCAGGTTGTTGATGCCTGTAAAGGTGTGGCAAGTTATGCCACCGTGATAAAGGCCCTAAACAGCAGTAGCAAGTACAAAAGCAAAAAGGAACAGGTTGTTATTGACACGGCCTTCCAACTTTTACGCAATGAGCACGGAAACGAAGGGATATAAAACCATTGTTTATTGGAAAGACCAGATGATGTCATTTGAACCTGTGCCCGATGATGAAGTGGAAAAGACACTGAAAAAATATCGGAAGAAAGGATTTAACGCTGAACCGATTTCGGATGACCTGATAAAAAAAATTGCAGAAAGTTTGAAAATATAAAAACTTATACTATATTTGCATCATGGAAACACAAATAAAAGTCACACACACCGGCAGCTATTCTGCCAAGTTCGAACACGATGATGTTATTTACAACATTGACTGGGAAGATGACAGCAACACCATTTATTTCATTCAGGAATTTGCACCCGGTCAAGATGGCCGCAAATGCGTCAGCATTCCTGCTGAAATTCTGCCAACCTTAATCAGGATTTTCGGCACAATCCACACGGACAATTTAAAATAACAAGGCAAAATCAAGACAAACACTTTAATATTCCAAGGACATGAATGAAATTTTAACCGCACCAATTCAGCCAAACGAAATCGAATGGCGGGTGCAATCAGTAACCAGCACAGGCAAAATGATTGTCGTGCCTTACATTAACAATCGCTGTGTAATGCAACGCTTTGACGCTGCCTTCGGGCCGACAAATTGGACTTCCGAGTTCAGGGAGATAGGCAATGGCTTTATTTGCCGCCTTACTGTGAACGTAGATGGTCAATTTGTCTACCGGGAAGATGGTGCATCCAAGACAAACATCGAACCTGAAAAGGGTGGAATATCGGATGCAATGAAAAGGGCTGCGGTGCAGTTCGGTTTGGGCAGATGCCTGTATGATTACCCTAAGGTATTCATTGAGTGCAACGAAAAGTATATCCCTGACTGGGCGCAGGACAAACTGACCAAGCTGGTGGAGTGGGTTAATCTCGGTAACTTCAAAGAGGTAATAATATTGAAGCCATGACAGATGTAGTTAAATTGATGTTTGATGTTGAGGAAGGCAACGCATCCGCTTTGGATGCGTTCTGCCACCTCACCCGGTTGGAAAAGCAAATCAAAGCCGCCAAAGAGCAGATACAATCCCAAGCCATAAACGAAGCACAGATGTATGGCAAGACATTTCAGCACATGGGTTTTGAAATCCAGTGCCGTTCCGGTGCTGGGCGGTGGAAATTTGACCACCTTGACGAATGGGTTGTGGTAAAAAACCAACTTGCAGCAGTTGAAGATATGGCAAAGTGGGCATACAAGTCGGAAGAAAAAGGGGTGTTGCCCATAACCGATGGGGGTGATATTATTAACGCTGCTGTGTATGTGGCAGGAAGTGAAACCATTGCATTGAAGGAGGTTGACAAATGAAACAGACAGCAGTAGAGTGGTTATTTGACCAATTACCTGACCATTTGCGATTAAGTAGAGATGGGTTTGAAACGCTACAACAAGCCAAAGAAATGGAGAAGCAGCAGAAATTAAAACATCAATTATTTATAGGCAAGGTGTTTGATATAATTGGCTTTGAAAAAACAATTGAATTGTTGAAAGAATGTAACACCATAATAGGAGGTTATGATGCTGAATAAACGTGAAACCCCGAAGTCAATAGAACAATGGCTGCCACCATGCGAGGATGAAATCATTGAAGCACAGCCATACAACTATGCTGATATGCCTGATGACATTCCAAGCGTGGATGACTGGTTCAAAATAAGGGTATGGCAGGATGAATTGAACGGGGTTGCCTTAACCGGATAATCACATCAAAATGTGGATTACGCATAAAAAACAACCTTCTATTATTGGAGTAATGTTAAAACCACAGTATAATGTGATT